CTGTTTGTCGAACCAATATTGCAAGGATCTACCGGCAAAAGTTTTATTGGGGAGGAGCAGAAAATCGTCGCGGTTCAATTTAGCCGCGAGAATTTCCTGCGGATTGAACGCAACTACAATGCTGCCGACCAGTGTTGCGCCAAGTACAGTCTCACGCACTCGAATAGCTCGTACTGCTGAGAAATTAGTCAAATCGAACCAAGTCGCTTGCCCTATGGTCGAGGTCGTAGCTGGTAGCGTTTGTATCTGCGTCCAGCTTAGAGCGTCTTGCGACGTTTCAACGACTAGATTGCTGGTTCCCGCCCCACTGAACACGACTTGGATCGAAGAGGGCGTCACGGAGTTTCCGAGACCGGTGTCGAGCCCAACCGACGTGGCTGTGCTCAGCGTAGTGCCCGTAGCGTCTGATTGCGTACGGTAAAAGCCCTTCAGAAGGTCAACGGTACCGACTTGAAGGGTGTAGGTGGCTTGTCCAGGAACAAGCGTGAGGATCTGCTCTGTTACAGTCCAGAGATTGATGCCCCGGTTAGCGAGATTGGACAGGACGAAAAACAACGACTCGCGCGCCGCGAGTTGTTGCTCAGAGGTAAGACTGGATGCGAGTTTACCCGCACGACGGCATGCGTGTTCGATTAGAACGGTTTGGTCAACAACAGTCGCGCCAACAGTACCTGAGGTTGCCAACCCTTGCTCCTAAGTTACGGAGCCGCGCCCCCGCAAGACTATCGCCTCACTCTCGGCAGCTTCCCAGCATCGTGCTTGCGGTCCAAGGGGGACCGCTCCCAATCCTTCATAGAGAGATGTGCGCGGCGCGCGAGGATTTTGTCCTCGCGCACGTCACGCTCCGACCCCTCTGTCAACGCTTTTTTGCACGACCACCGTGCTTAAAAACTTCCCTGCGGGTGTCGCCATGCGGAACATGTACCGCAGCCAACCCACCAATGCCGAGTTTGGCACTGCCCTTGTGCTTGACCGACTTCTCGTGGTCGCCGTCAAGAATTTCGCGCATGTGGTTGTGGCCCGTATGCGCGCCGTGTTTCGGATTTTCAGAGTGCGAACGTCCAGTTTTCATGGTTTAAGCTCCTTACCCAGCGAACTGCGTAACACCGAACATCGTGGTGTAGTTCAGATTGTTAGCGTTAAGTGCGTTGTACGCCGGCATCGACATGAACACTGCCAACCTGATAGATCCGTTCGGTGACGTGGTGTAGCCAGTACCACCACCATTAACACCAAGCTGAATCGTCCCGCGTGTATCGCCCGTGGTTGCCGTAGCCGGAATAGTGGAGTCTGCAACAAGCCAGCCAGTATTCGCCGTCTGAAGCGCACCATTCCAGTAAATCGACATGTACTCAAAAAAGTCAGACTTCAGCGGGATACCGAAAACGTCTCCCGTGCCCAACGTGATAGTTCCCGTGGTCGTACCACCGCCAGCGTGATTGAACTGGATGGTATTAACGTACTTCCACGCCTTCTTACCATACACAGCGGTCGTGCCGTTCAGTGCGATGGTCTCCGTCATCGGGATCCCATACACGTCCCACCCACGAACCGTAATCGTGAACGCATTGGTGTCCGACGCGCTGGACGATATAATGCGCAGGCAACGCGCAGTAGCTTGCGTAGGATCCCACAACGCGGTGCAGCCAGCCGCAATCCACGGCCACGCACCAACGTTCGACAAGCTAGGCGTAACACTCGGATTGCCGAGAATGAACAGCGACGGATCAGCGGTTCCAACCGGTTGGCTGGTTGCCGTGGTACCGGCGTTGTTAGTCAGCGTTACCGTAGTAGCGCCAAAGGCCGGAGTAGCAGCAACCGTCGTCAGAAGCGGAACCGACCCGCTAGAGCCAGCACCAGCCACGAAAATGGCCTGCCCCTTCTTGAAGTACTTGTAGGCGCCAGCCGGAATGGTCATCGTGTTTTGCCCACCCGTGATAGACCCCGTGGTGAACCCGAAGTCCAGCGTTCCAGGAACCGTAACAACCGTGGTCGCAGGACCCGGAGGAAACACGCCCAGCGGAATGTTGGTCGACACGGCGATCGACTGCGAAGCCGCGTTGATCGCTCGCGGGGTGGTATTGCCACCAGCCGGAATAACCAAGCCACCAGCTTGGCTGTCCAAGTTACCAGCTGCAGAGGCAGACGGGGTGCTATCCGTCAACATCAGCATCTTGTTGTCGAAAAAGCCGTAGATCGGCCTTCCCGGCGCGCCATCAACCGTTCCAACTAGGCGCGGGTCAAGAATCCCATCGCCTTGGAAAGTGATAGACGGGCCGACATCAGGATCCGACAACTGCGTGGGATTTGTGTTCCCCACCACAATAACCGGACCACTACATACTGCGCGAGCCATACCTTACTCCTTGTTTAAGTAACGGGGCAGCAGTGCTAGCCTGCTGCCCCATCAGGTTGGTCATCGCTCTTACGCCCCAGGCGTACCGAACACCGCACGCGGGTCGGTCCAGCCAGCAGCATAACGCTCCGTGGCCTTGTAGCGGATCGAGTCCGTCTCAAAGTCACCTTCCATCGATTTCTCCAGCCGCCGACGCATCAGCAGCTTCAGGCCTTGCGGAGCATCGGTCTCGACCCACCACGCCGTAGGCGAAGTAAGACGGGACACAACACACGGCTCGGCTTCCAGCAGCCCCATCGACTTGACGGGGTTGATGTCGTTGTTCATCGTGCCGGTACGCAGAACGCTCTTCAGAAGAACCTCGGCCTGGAACAGGTTGCCCGGGGCCACGATCAGCTTACGCGGCTCCAAGCGGATCTTCTTGTTAGCGTTGTCCACCGCCGAACGGATCTGGATGAGCAGCTGTTCAAGCGACGTCTGCGACAGAGCAGCCGCAACGTTCAGCTGGTTGCTGAACGCCAAGCCTTGCGCGATCGGGTGCGCCGTATTGACCAGCGACACGCCATCGCCGCCCGTGAAGGACGAGTTGAACGCCCGATTCAGCAGGTTAGCGCAGACGGTCTCTTTGGTCTCCATCAGCGATTGGGCCAAGTGCTTGGCAAAGATCGTGCCGATGCGGATATGGTCTCCGTCCTCGACCAGGATCTTGGTCAGCGCGTACGCCAGCCCATACACCAGATAGACGTAGCGCTGAATGAACAGCACGCCGCCTTGCTGGTAGGTAACCGGCTGTCCGTCCGGAAGCTGCGGAGCAGCACCGAAACCGTACAGCACGGGCTCTTCATGATACGAACGAGGGATACCATCCTCTTCGATCATGTACTCTTTGTACTCATCTTCCCGGAGGTCGTAGACGCCATCGAACGCTTGGTTCAGGATGGGCTCAACGATCGACCGGAAGTCAGTACTTCTCATCGGTGCGGCCATTTATCGCTCCCCCTTAGATCGCGGTCTTGTTGGCCACGTAGTGATGCTGCGCAATCCCCACTTGGAAGATTACGAAGGTATCAGACGTGAACACGTTGTCGGTCTGCTCGCCCGGTTGCAGGACGCGGAACTGCGCCTGTGCACCAACAGCAGTCACAGTAGAACCAGCCAGCTTCGCCGCGCTCAGACCAGTGGTAGTCGAGCCAGCTGCGTTGTTGACGAGGTTCATTTGCTTCCCGATCACACCCGGCAGGAACGCCGAAGCAGTCGAGATGTTCGCGGTGGAAGCGAAGGTGCCATCGGTTTGGGCTTCGTAGATGGTGTTGGGATCGTCCCACACCCACGCAATGCCACTAGTCAGCGCCGGGGGATACGGGCCAACGCCGGCCGTAGCGCCAGAGACGGCACCGGGCCAGTAATTCGAGATGGTCGGCTTCGCGGTGATGTCGAAGTATTGAACGCCCGCCAGGACGCCCAGAACATCGCCCGAAGTCGGGGCGGAAATAACAGTGCCAAGAGCAGTGGTCGTGCCGAATGCCACCACATCGCCCTTGTAGATTGCGGTCGCGTACGAGTTCTGGACCAAGTACGGACGGGCGCGGTCGAGGCCGCTCCAGTGCATTACCGGCCGGAACCCAAACGGGCTTGCGCTTGCGCTCATGTTTGAGTGCTCCGAGTTAGTTGAACGAAGATTGCTTTGTTGCTCGCTTCGACCATCGGAGCCACGACGCCTATGGCGGCGTCTTGAGCGGCTGTGAGATGCGGTCCTCCGCATAGCGACTGGTTTCTCCGAGTCAATACTCAGAACCAGTCAGTTGTTATATTACCACAAATGTGGTTTTAGCGCAACTCAAATAAAAAGCAGCCCGTAGGCTGCTAAAAGTGTATGCCGTATACGGCTATTTCTTGTTAAGGAACAAATTTCGGCTTCCTGCGCTGGGCACCAAGTTGCTCGTATCCACTTTCTCCGCCATCCCGAGCCTGTTCAACAATTTGTCGACCAGCTTGACGATTAAGACTTTCCGCCGTCTGTTGCATGCGCTCACGAATGGACGTCTCTTCCTCGTGCGGAAGGTCGTTGTGGAAAACACTCATAATGTCTTCGTAAATGTCGGCCGGAAGCTTCCCCAACACCATCTCGTTGCACGTAACATAGTCGCTGTACTCTGCACTGTTGGGTTTTTCCACCTTGAACCCAGGAAGCTCATCGCGCTTCACGAGCTCATACCCTAGCTTCATGCGCCGCTGAATGGTATCCGACGAGTTGGTGGTACTCAGCCAGCACAGATGGTACCCCGGCATATTAGGTGGGGTCGGCAGCGCTACCTGCTGCCATGTATCCCGAATCATGCTCAGACGCTCAGCACGAGTCATTACAGTACCGTCCTCGTTAGCACGCTGCGCATCGGCTTCCCTGTGCGGATTTCCGCGCATAGCGCTGTTGTCTCCACGATCCACGATACGCTCGTCACCGAGCCCTTGATTGCGAGCCATTATTGACCTCTCTTTGCGCGTTCAGCTTTGTCATACGCCATGAAGGCGCGGATTTGGGACTCTCGTTTCTTGTGGTCGTTCCACGAGCCGGCCTGTTTCATGGCCTCAATGCGTTGTGCGCTCAGTTGGAACTTGGGGGCTCCCCCCGACGACCCCGAGTTTCCGCCGCCTGCAGAAGCAACGCGGCGAGCAGGAGCACCAGAAGCGGTAGCGCTGCGAGCGCTATCGCTATCCTCATCAGGATCACCCCCACCCGATACATCCGCTTCGTACCTGTGCGGCAAGCGTTTTTTCAAGCGACGGTCTAGTTCTGCCCAGAACTCGTCGGTGTTCGGCTTGAAGCCTGCTCTGGCCACCTGTTTGTCAACAAGTAGCGCAATCTCGGTATCCTCATCCGGCTGCAGGGGATTGTACCACGCATTTTCGGGACGCGCACGCCACGAATCAACCCTGCTCTGAACAGAGGGATCCACAGCGGGGCGTACAACCTGCGAGTTGTTAGCTTGCTGCTTAAGTTGGAACAGCTGCTCTCCGCGAGCTCGAATCTCTGCAGCCTTTTCCATGGCAGTACGAGCACCGGTACCATCCGCCTTCTTTACTGCCTCTTCAAACACTCCGTTCCAGTAGTTGTATGCGGTAGCGGCCTCTTCCAGGTCCTTGTCGATGCGGTTGACATCGATGGTGTTGACGCGCTGCTGCATCTGTCCGATCTGCCCAGACAGTTGCTCCACGATCGACTTCAGGTGCGAGTTTTCGCTGCGAAGGGTGTCTTTCTCAACCCGGGCTTTCTCCCTGCGGTTCTTCTTCTCAAGCCGGCGTTTGGCGCGGAGCGCCTCCCTGTCGGCTTCGCTCATGCCGGGGTGCCCGACGTCTTCATCCTCGTCATCGTCGCCAACCTTGGCTGTGCGCTCTCCTCGCGCGTCAGAATCTCCAAACGACACCATACCGTCATCGGAGACGTGCATAGTCATCTTGTCTGTGGGATCAGGGTTGGTAAGATTGTCTACTGTAGTGCGTGCAGTGGCTTCGTCTTGTGACGTAGCGGCGCTGTCATCGTCGTGAGCTTTTGCCATGTTCCTAGTCCAGGTAAACGTTCATCTTGAGCGGGTCGCCAGTGATGCGCCCGAAGAGCTCGTAATCATTGTAAAGAACGAAGGTCACGGGCTCTCCACCATCTTCCATTCGTACGTGCCACCTATCTCCATTAAACCGGGGCACGCGAACGAAGTCTCCTGGTTTACACCACTGACCTTCCGGCCACGGCTCCATAGTGTCTCGCTTTCTGAATGCCAACGACCCCATGGAGTGCACCATAGCGATCTGCTCAGCGAAACGCTTGTCTGTCTTGGTCTCCTCGACCAGCAAAATTCCGCCCTTGCTCTTAGTCTGCGTGCGGCGAAGCTGGATCAGTACACGGGTACCGAAAGGAACAAAGCGCGGGTCTACGTGCGGAGGAAATGCCTCCGCGAGTGTTGCGTCTTGCATTGTCGAACTTCTCCTACCGGACTTCTGCGTCCAGTTTAAAGTTGAGTGCGGTTAAATGTCTTCCCTTAGTAACTGCTCGATTATCTCCGCCGCCATCTCCAGTCCCCTAACCAGTCCGGTGGTTTGAATAAATCGAGCGTGCCCGTCCACACCAAGCGACGGGTTCTTGAACGACTCCTGCATCAGATCCATCTTCGTCTGGTGGATCTCATTGATTGCTCTTTGCAGCAAAATCACTTCTTGCGACCACTCTGTTTAGTGAGGGGTGCGACTTTCTCGGTCAGCTTCGACTCAATGTCCGCAGATGGAATAGGATTGGCCTTGTTGCCGGCCCGCGTGGTACCTACCGGCTTGCGCGAGTCTGCCACTACACCATCCGCGTACTCCGGAACAGAAGGTTTCACAGAACCACCCTTGGCGTAGGTGTTATGCATGGCCCTGCCCATTGCGAGCCTTTTGTGACGACTGATGGCTTCGCTCACTTTTTCTTACCTTTGACCGATCCACCGATCTTGCTCGGCAGCTTGTTAATGGTGCCCATATGGCCAGTTGCCATGCGCTCATGTTGACCGACCTTGGCCGTGCCGTATTCCTTGTCAACCGAGCCGCCTTTTGCCTTGCACTTTTTCATATCTGTACCCCGCGAAAGTTCGAATTGTAGCATAAAACTGACGTTGTCAAGTCTTCTTGGCGGGTGCTGGTTTAGCCTTGGCAGCGGCTACTGTGGCCCCCGCATTGGTCTCTGCTACCCGCTCTTGAGACTCAAGTTGCGCGTCATGTTTGTGGATCCCTGCTGCCTCAGTAGCTGCGTGCTTCACTACATCAACCGCATGGGTGTTGCGCTCGTGCATCGCGGCGATAGCCCGCTCCGTGGAGTCCTTCATCTCAGCGATCTGGCGCTCCATATCGAGCTTGTCCTTCTCGCGCTGCTGGTCAGCAGCCAAGCGATCCTGTTCACGCTGGTCCTTGAAGTGTTGCGTCAGTCCATCCAGGATGTACTTAAGATGGTCTTGTTTCTCATCATGGGCCTGCTGGCGCTGGTCGCTGGTTTGATCATGCTGCGCTTGTGCACCTTTAAGACCTACGTCCGCTTTGGCCTGCTCACCCTTAATTTGAAGATCCTGCTTGTCGTAATCCGACTTGCGCTTGATCTCCGCCATGCCGATTTCTTTTTGCACCTGAACTTCAGGCGGAAGCTGCCCCTGCGCCTGTTGAGCGTATTGCTGCGCCAGCTGTACAGCCTTCTGCAGCATCTGTCCAATCTCTTGATTTACTTCCTGCGACAGCATCTGGTCCGAGTAGTGAACCACTGCAGCAAACCTAGCATCGATAGATGCGCTATCGGCCCCAGGTACGCCCACGGTTTGCCCGGTGTACTGCGCCGCGTACATGTGCTGCGTGTAGTAGAGCACTAAGTGCTCGTAGACGTGCTGGATCAATACTGGTACGATCTTAGCGCCCCACATCGGGTTGGCACCGAACATGGGAGAGGTGGCGAACGCCAGTGCCACCTTCATATGCGCCATGTGATCCTGGTGCGGGAACGCCTTTATGGGCTGCTCACCCATTGCCACGACCATGTTCTCGGAGACCGGATCAATGTCCTCCGGTTCTTTTGGCGCTGAGACCAATTCCTCGACGTTACTGATGTTTAGGAGCTTCCAAACACGCTGCAAAATGGCCGGTTTCTTGACCGATGCCATTACAGCCGGATCTTGCGCAAACGCCGGGTGATCCAGCGTCTGGAGGACCGCTTGCATCTGCGCATAGCGTTGCGCTTCGCTGAAGATATTAGGGTCCGATACCGGGATTACGTCAATCGGGCCGTCATAGTCTTCACGACTCACCACCAGATCGCCCAGATCCTCAATGACTTCCTCGTCGTTGAGGAACCACTTGTTGAGACGATGCAGAATTTCGAGCTCGCGCTCCTGCGCGTAATGCATACGAGCATGGATAGCGGAAAACGTCACAGAGCCCTGCTCGATGAGCGCCAGCGCCGTTCCCACGGGCATGTCGCTCTTGACATCGGCGATCTTCTCGTCAGCTACCTGCACTACGCCCTTGGCCTGCGCCACCATCCAATCCAGAATCTGGAACAGAACCGGAGGCATCGGGTTAAGCGGGGCATACATCACCATCTTACGGATGTCATCCTGCTGCCCGGATACACCAGAGTCGATCTTAGTGAACTCAGATGGGTTAGCCTGGACTGTAGTGCCCTGGCTACGGCCACCCTGCATATACACGCCGCCCAAGCGTGTCTGTGCCAACGCGTTGTCCAACATTGCGCGCAGACCACCCGTGATGGCGCCCGAGAGCGACCCAACGATGTGTGGTAGCCCAATGCCATAAGCTCCGCGCCACGGAATGAATGCGTACTCGATGATCCAGTGCAGCCGCTCCAAGCGCTTATCTTCCTCTTCCCAATTGCGATACACAGCCAAGCACTTATGGCTCGACTCGTCAATATGCATCACATAAGGCGCCAGTTTGCCCTTGGAGAACTTGTCTTC